CTACTATTGGAGACTACAAAATAATGGCAGAAGATATGCAAGAGTTAAAAAGATATATAAATCAATTAGGAGAGGTAGTAATATACTATCGTGAGGTCACAACAAATGATACAGTGGATAAAAAATCTGATTAATTTATATAACTTTAGTAAAGATTCTCGTTGGTTTGAGAAAAATCCAGCTGCCCAAGTAAGATTTGAGGAAAACGAGGACTGGTTAGAAGAACTAGAGGATAGACTAATAGAATTAGAAGAAATGGCACACCCTAAATGTGGGTTAGACGGGTTTGATGGCTATAAGCCATTAATGGAAAGAATAGAAAAACTAGAAGTAATAGTAACAGTACTAAAAAAGGAAAACGATGATAGATAGTGAAAAACTTATAGAAGTGCTAAGAGAAGGAGTAGTCGAAATACAATTTAGAAGTTTAAAAAGTAATAAAACTCATTGCAGAGAATATACAACACATGAGAGTTTTATGAAAACAAGATTTAAGCAATCTGCATCTGATAAGATTATTTGTTATGATGTAGAGTTTAAAAAGCTAGAGGACATAGATGTATCTACTATAGAGAAGTATGTACCTCTGCAAAGGCTGTCATAAAGACAGAATAGGAAAGGAATATGTTAGAATTCATTCAATGGATTATTGCATGGGTACAAGTATTACCATGGATAGTGATGGGAGCATCTTTAATTGCAGCCCTGACACCTACACCACTAGATGATGGTTGGGTAAAGAAAGTCTATAAAGTCTTAGACTGGGTAGCCCTAAACGTAGGGAAAGCGAAGGATAAGTAAATGTCAGAGGGAGTAGACAACAATAGAAACGAGGTTGAAATTGATTTAGATAAGTATATGGCTCTTATTGAAAAGCTTGATAAGTCCGAAGATACTATTAAAGAAATGAGACAGGAGGCTGAACAAGCCAGAAAGAGGTTGGCTCCACCAAAGAGAAAGTTTATAGATTTATTCTTAGATGATAATGATGTAAACGAAAAAGCTATAATAGGCTTTATATCATTCTTTTTAATGACAGTTTTCGGAGTATGTGACCTAGTTACAGCATTCTGGGATATGGATTTAAAAGTATCTGATACAATTTACACCTCTTTTGTAGTAGTAACCTTAGGAGCATTTGGAATTTCAGAGGCTGGGAAAGCCTTTGGTAACAAATAAAAATAATACTTGACATTTGGTTAGATTTTATATATAATATACTTTATGAATTTATTTTATTTAGACGAAGATTTAGACAAGTGCGCAGAATACCATGTGGACAAGCACATAGTTAAGATGCCCTTAGAGGCGGCTCAACTATTGTGCACTGCCATATGGGTTGATGAAGTATTAGGATTCACTCCTAGAGCGTTAAACGCAGAAGAAAGAGAAATTCTTAATTCACGAAAGTCAGAAATCAAACACCTTCCTCTAGAAGAAAGACCTCTGACACCTTACTTGCCGATGATGTATAATCATCCTTGCACGATTTGGACACGGTCTTCGCTAGATAACTTTGAGTGGGTTCATTGCTATGCTAACGCATTAAATGATGAATACCATTACCGATATGGCAAACTTCACAAGAGTGTAGAAGAAGTAATAAATAAGCTACCAGAACCGAAGAATATGCCACGCAACGGACTCACTCCATTTCTTATGGCTATGCCCGATGAACTAAAAGATGAATCTAATGTTATCGAGTCATATCGCCTATATTACCACACAGATAAAGCAACATTCGCTAAGTGGTCATATCGTGAACAACCTAATTGGTGGGACGAAGGACTAGCTTGGTACGATAAAAGGATAACTGCAAAATAATGAAAAGATTTTGGATAATATGGAAACATTCATTAGGCTCTTTTAATAAAGACGAAGGCTATAATGAAAGAAATGAAAATGCAATAGCAGTTGTACGCACTTTAGTAGTGGGTATAAATTTATTATGTGCCTGTCTTATCATGACAAACATTATTGTAGGTTGGGGGACAGAATGATTGAATTTATAATCGGAAGTATATTACTTGGAATTGGAGGTTTTCTAGTTTGGGAAAGCTCTGTTGTACTCTCAGAAAGAAAGAAGCGTTTTCGAGATGGAACTCACGATTATTATGACAATCCTATTAAAAAGGAAGAAGATGAATAAAGTAGTAATATATAGCAGTCCTAGTTGTAGTTATTGTACGATGGCTAAAAATCTTGCAGAACAAAGAGGCTGTGATGTTGAATATAAAGTTTTTGGTAAAGACTACCAAAAAGAAGAGATGTTTGAAACTTTTCCGGGTGCTAGAACATTTCCACAAATTATATTTAATGGTGAAAAAATCGGAGGCTATACTGCTTTAGTCAGTATGTTAACTGATGAAGTTTAATGAAGAAGAAGTATTAAACTGGGTAAGAAATCATATACTATCTACCTATAGTGCCCATTATGGTAAAAATAAAATCCAAACAACTGAGTTTGTGTTTGATGCAGGTCATGGAGAAGGATTCTCCATTGGAAATATAATCAAATACGCTCAGAGATATGGTAAAAAGAACGGAAGCAATCCAGAGGACTTGTTAAAAATAATACACTACGCAATAATATTATTAGGGAGTGAACACATTGATAAGAAGTAAATCAGGAGAAAAGTTATCGTTTGATAACATAGAACGAGTCATCTCAGAACTCGAACAGGATAATCCTATAACTAAAAAGGAAGCCTGTGGCATGCTGAATATTAGGTATAACACGACCAGACTTCAGAAGATCATAGACGACCACCTTGATACAAAGAACTTTCGTGAAGCACGAAAGAGTCAAAACAAGGGTAAAATGGCTACAGAGGACGAAATAAGTTCTGTAGTTAAACTATATTTAG